CTATTAGACCATGGACTAACTTGTGATTTTGGATTAGGTGGTTCAGAACGTATTTGAAGATTCGCATTACGAAGAGTGCCACCAACTGTGTCTATTCCAGCATGATGACCAGCTTTAAGTAAGCTTATATTTGATAATTCACCTGTGCCACGAGTATTTACTTCTTCCCAATTTCCATTAGAACTTTTAGGTAATAACTCGCTAGGATCACTTATTTGTTGCTTAGTTGTAGTAGAGTTAATACCAGTTGTAATAGCATCAACCCCGGTAGCATTGCCTGGAATAGAATTCATACCATCAGAACCAGAAGGTTCTTCATTTAATTCGTCATCGCTGAATTCATTGTTTTCAGATATTTGAGAAGTCATACTTGCTAAATTATTACCTAATTGTTTGTTGTAGTATTTTATAATTAAAAAAAGAAATTTAGATGGGGAATAAAGAAGTACCGACACAACAAGATATTATAGAATTCAATATAAAAGAATATCAAAAAAAACAAATGGTGGAACACCCCAACCATTATGGTGGTAAGGAAAATACATATGAAGCAATTAAAGTAATTGAATCTTGGGATTTAGGGTTTTGTTTAGGAAATGCGGTAAAATACATTTCTAGAGCTGGTAAAAAAAATAATAAACTAGAAGACTTGGAAAAAGCAAGTTGGTATATAAAGAGAGAAATAAATAAATTAAAAAATGAAAGGTAAAATTACAACAGACAAAGGAACTATGGTGGTAGAGTTCTACGAAAAAGACGCACCAAAAACAGTAAATAATTTTGTTAAATTAGCAAAAGAAGGTTTTTATAAAGACCTTAACTTCCACAGAGTAATTCCAGGATTCGTAGCTCAAGGAGGTTGCCCAAACGGTAACGGTGCTGGTGGACCAGGATATAAGATAGATTGTGAACTAGATGGTGATAACCAATTTCATGACAGGGGAGTATTATCAATGGCACATGCGGGTAGAGATACGGGTGGGTCACAATTCTTTCTAGTACACACAAGGCAAGCTACACAACATTTAGACCGTAATCATACATGTTTTGGTAAAGTAGTGGAGGGATTAGATACTATAGAAAAAATACAACAAGGTGATAAGTTTACTATTGAAATAGAAGACTAATGAAAACTAGACTATCTGACCATGTCGGAGAAACCCCACTAATACCAATAACTATAGGTGAGTATACAGTTTGGGGGAAAGCTGAATTTATGAATCCTAGTGGTTCGGTAAAGGATAGGATGGCAAATTTCATTATTAATAACGCAGAGAAACTAAAATTAATAAAACGGGGTAGTACCCTATGTGAAGCGACATCAGGTAATAGTGGTATATCATTTGCAATGTTAGCCGCGGAAAGAGGGTATAATATGGTTATTATTATGCCATCTAATATGTCTGAAGAAAGGAAAAATATGTTTAAGATATATGGTGCTGAATTAATAGAAGTTAATGAAGGAGATTTTGACGGGGCCATCGCGTTAAGAGACGAGATGTGTAGGGAAAAAGGTTGGTTCAATTGTAACCAATTCCATAACCAATTAAATATAAAAGCTCATTATATGGGTACAGGACCAGAGATATATAACGATTACCAACAACAACACGGTGAAAGGTCTAGTCCAGATGTATTTGTCGCGGGAACAGGAACTGGTGGTACACTTATGGGTATAGATAAATTCCTAAAAGAATTGTGGCCTAATATGAAAACTGTCGCTGTAGAACCAGAGGAGAGTCCAGTGATGAGTGGTGGAGAACCAGGATTACATGGAATTCAAGGAATAGGGGATGGTAGTAAATTTCTAGTTGATTTAGATAAAGTATCTGAAGTTAGAGTGGTTTCTACAGAATGTGCAAAAAAATGTGCGAGACACTTAGCTAAAAAATATGGTTTGTTTGTTGGTATAAGTGCAGCAGCTAATGTATTCAGTGCCTTTCAATGGCTAAGAGATAATGGTAAAAATAATGCAGTTACTATCTTGTGTGATAGGGGAGAGAGATACTTTAGTTGTTTATAAAAAAGATATGAAAATAATAAAATGGGTATTAGCCCTAATTTTAGGGGTGGTAATATGGTTATTTGTTATGACAAAACCAGAAACATTACTTGAAGACCCTATAGATTTACATGTAACACCAGAAAAAGATACGGTATTACAGCAAGATACCGTAATAATGGACATACCGATTATATTGGAAGATAGTACAATACTAACTGTGTGTGCGACCATGTACCATCCCGTAATCGGCCAATGTGACGATAGTCCAGACGTAACAGCCGACCAATCTAAAATACCAAACATTGACAGCTGTAGTCATTTATGTTGGGTTGCTGTAAGTCAAGACCTATTATGGTTTAACGATGGACCTATACGATATGGTGATACGGTATATATAGAAGCAGGACATAAGACGGGTTATTATATAGTGCGTGACGCAATGAATAGACGATTTAAAAAGAAAATAGATTTTTTAGAGTCTGTAGGGACAGAATCTTATAAATACAAAAAAGCAACACTACATATTAACTCATAATATAGTAAGGTTTATAACGAGGGTGTAAGTATTTATTTTAAACGACTTTTTATGCGTATCATAATTACAGAAAACCAACTTAATACTTTAGTTGAGCAAACAGAAGATTATTTTGTTGTACCAAAAACCGCTTCGTCTGAATTAAGTAAATTCATATCGAAAGATGAAGGTGTGAATGGTAAGGTTGTTTTATTCACTTATGATGACGCATACTATAATGACCCACCAATAGAATACGACAGCAGTGGATATAAAAAAGGTAAACCTGGGGGGACACTAACCATAGGTTATGGTCATACAGGCAAAGAAGCCTACGAGGGCAATAAGATTACAAAAGAAAAAGCTTTAGAATTGTTAAAAGAAGATTTATCTGAGGCTGTTGGTTGTGTTAATAGAATCATTAATACATGGACTACAGAGGACCGACCTGGAGCTAAAATGAGTCAATGTAAGTATGACGCAATAGTTTCTTTAGTGTTTAACTCTGGATGCGAGAATGTAAGAACTAGTCCCTGGATACAAGACGTTAAATTTGGTAGGTGGAAGAAAGCCTACACCAAAATTAAAACCTGGAACCCACCCCAACAAAGAAAAGAAGGGGGTACTTGGGTGGACAATTACACACGCAGAGAAAAAGAATCAACACTATTTTATAATTGTGACTATTAGAACTATTTATAGAAGATGAAGATAGAAATAACAGAACAACAATTAGAATTTATTAATGGTTCACTTTTAACTGAAGGTGGAATCAGAGATATAAATAAGTTAGCAGATAGATATTCCAAAGCAGAGATATACTTTCACCAAGATTTAGACGGGGTGGTATCTGCTTTAGGTATGAAATCATATTTAGAACAATATGGTATAGAGACCATAGGTAGTCATGTAATCCAATACGGAGACAAAGAATTTTCAGTTAAAAAACCAGATGCTAGTGGTGATGTTATGCCTGTGTTAGTTGATTTTGCACACGGTAAACCAATTTTTAAAATACATACAGACCACCATGATTCACAATCAGGTGTGGAAGATGACACATCAACACAATTTAGAGGAGCACGGTCAAACGTTGAAACTATTTCACAAAGTATAAGCCCTAGTGATATTTTTAGTAATGAAGATATTATGATGATTAATACTGTAGACTCTGCTGATTACGCAAAACATGATATTGAACCACAACAAGTTATGAACTTGATTAAGGATTTTGAAAGTGGGGAACAAGCGTATGAGAAAAAATGGATGTTAGGTCTTCTAACTAATAAATTGTTATTAGCTTATAAAAACAAACCAGGATTCCTAGAATATCTAGTAATGAATTCTACACCATCATTATTGAATATATATCACAACATTATCTCTTACGCAAAAGAAAAAGGGTTTGCCTCTCCAGAAGATATGGCACAGAATCAAATTGGGTATGTTAAATCACAACAAGAAAGTAAAAATCTTACATTAGATGGTAATATTATCGTGCAGTATGGGGGTGGAGCGTTATTTAAACCAGGTTCTTATGATAGATATACCCCATTTAAGATTTATCCAGACGCTGATTTCCTAGTAATAGCATGGCCAATGGGGTTAGTGCAAGCTTCTTGTAACCCATTTAAAAAAGAAAGAGCACTTAAAGGTATTAATCTAGGTGATGTAGCACAAGAAGTACTAACTAAAATAGAACCACAACTTAAAGAACATATGATACCGATATCAGTTATTAAGAGAATCGGTGAAACAAAAGCGGAGTATGATAGTATAGGGTTTAAAACTTCGGATTTATTTGCTCTCTATAAGGACCATTTACAAAATATGCCGTCAGAAGGTTCCAAATACTATGATATAGCGGTTAGTATTATAGACACACCATGGGATAATTTAAGTGAAAAACAAAAAACAGTTTTAGATAATATAACCGTACCAGCGTGGGATGTAATCCAAGCTAATAGTGGTGGACATAAATGTATTACTAACATCAGTGGACTTAACTTTTTTAGTAGAGCAACTAGAAACCCACAAGGTACTTGGAAGAAAAAAGCGGACAGTAAACCTACAAGATACGTTGAGTTTGTTAAATGGGTACAAAAAGAACTAGTCAATACCATCAAAGAGAAAATCGGTAGCTAGCTTACATTTAATAACACCATATAAAAAAAGGTCCCGAAGGACCTTTTATTTTTAGACAATATGAGATTTACTATTCTACAACTGTGTCTGCAGGTGTTGAAGTTTCAATTACTTCTACCGCAGTAGTGTCACTAACTACTGTTTCTTCACTAGTAGTTTCACCATCGGAGCTAGAGTCACAAGAAACTAAACCGATTGTTACTAAGCTCATCGCCATTAAATACATTAATTTTTTCATTTTTATTTTTTTTTGGGTTATTAATAACTTCTTATTTATGGTATAATACTAATAAGATTATTTTGATAAATCAAATACATTTAGATATAATACCAGTTATAGTTGATGAATGGTAATTTATTATGTTTGTCTTAAGGTTTTATCTCTTTCTAAACCTTGGTCTTCATCGTCGTACTGTAGGTACAAGTCAGAATCAGTATCTACGAATATATCGTTATAATAAGCAATTTCATTAAAATCTAATACCAATTCATAATTTTTAGTGCCTTCTCCGGAATCCCACGCGGTTTTAGCTAATAAAGATGAAATGTCACCTTTCTTTTCACCATTATAATATATAGCCCTCGTTAAATCATTTATCTCATCATAACTTCTAGGGTTTTCCACACCAAGTTTCCATTTAACCATTTCCTTTGGAATTGTAATATATATTCTCGTCCCACTTGTACTTTTACTCCACATATTTTTATAAAAATCTCTTAAAGCTTTTTTGGTTGCTGACCCATACCCAGAGTCACAAACTTCTTTTCCGTTCTTTCTCTCCTTTGAACCAACACTATAATTGTGTTTTAACAAAAATGTTTGTACCTTACAGGTGTAATTCCGTCCCCACTTGACACCATCCCCTGACTCCAATGGATTTCTCGGGATATAGAGTTGTCTTCCTATTTGTTCGTCATTACCTATTGTAATTTCCCCATTATTAACCTTTTCCATCCACATGTTAACCCATTCTTTAGCTGAAGGACTACCAGTATCTCGAGTAAAACCAAAAACTCTTCTAAGTTGTTGGAGTCTAGCGTAACTTTCAGAGTCTCTTTGTAAATATTTTTCCCAGGATATATGATTCAGGATTGTGCCGATTATAGATATGTCGATGTCTAATGATTTAGCCCAACTTTCTTGTTTGAGTTTTGAGAGAGTTTTCCATTTATCCAAATCTAATGTTGTTTCTTCAATTCTTTTACGAGCTGTATTATAGTCTTTATCCTTAAATTCAATATCTTGGTCATTCATAGTCCGGTACGCTTCAACACCTGCCTCATCCAAGAGATTCTCTATTACATGACCTAATTCGTGTATTGTAGTAGAATAAATTTTTTCTTTCCAACTTCCCAAACCTGGTCGGGTGAAATTATAG